GAGTTTACTCTCATATATCTCAGGAAAATCATCTTCTCTGAAATTCTTTTTGATGCCTGGAATTGAATACCAACCTCTTCCTTCGTCCGTTGCTTCGCTGTGGCGACACATATAATCAAGCAAGCCTGTGTACTTATCGATAGGCGAGTCAGCCATCATAGAAAAATTTACAACACCAAATGGACGACTAACTTTAGACTTCTCGATTACAAAACGACCCTTATTTCCAATCTGCTCGCCGGTTTTCTCGTCCTTTATCTTACCGGCAAGATGGCAATGAGCTCTGACTGAGGCTGCAAATTTTATAGCTGCTCCTCCTACGGTGGTCACCTTGTCCCCATAGACGATCCCAATTTTCTCCCGAACTTGATTGATGAGTATAAGGGCTGTCCTAGTAGAATACACCGTAGCCATAACCTGTCGTATTCCGTCTCCAATCACTTTAGCCCTGCGCATGCTGGCCTCATTTCTGCCAATCTCTTTCTCTAGGTCCTCAATTCCGGGCGATGACGCCACGCTGTCCCAGCAGATCACCATCAAATCATCTGGATGAGAAGAGCGATACTCAAGGACCTCTTTGATCCTATCGAAAACGCTTTCGATAGATGTCAGCATTTTGTCCGGATCTGGATATACTAAATTTTCAACATCCAGCCCGGTCAATTTAGCCAGCCCTGTATCCAGAGATCTCTCAGTATCTATCAGGACTGCAATTCCCCCGAGGCGCTGCGTCTCTGCCAGAATATGACAAGCCAGTCGGCTCTTGCCTGAAGAGAAGTCGCCGAATATTTCTGAAAGCTTTGAGCCAGGAATGCCTCCGCCCAGCACTCTGTCAAATGCCAAGATTCCAGTGGGCACTCTAAATTTCACCATCTCTGAGAATCTTTCAGTCAGATCTATGCTACCGACTTTTTTCCTGATATCGTCAACGCCAGACCTTTCTTTCATTCTTTCCTCACATCATCTGAATAAAAAGCCCTGGCCGACCTCGGAGTCGCTATTTGCATCTCTGTATCGGATTATCATATATTACTTGAGCAAGCTCATATGCGCAGGGCCACCGAATATCTTATTTACTTGCCACCAGCCGTCTTCATAGCATGCTTTTTTCTAATAGCTTCGATCTTGTCACGCATGCTCTGCGCACTGTTACTGGCTGGCGCAGCCGCCGGAGCTGGCGCGGAGACCGGCGCAGGAGCCTTCGGCGCTTCAGCTTGCACAGGAGGCGCAGCCTTCTTCGGTGCAAGAGCTGGGGCAGGCTTTTTCGCAGGCTCCGGAGTCGGCGCAGGAGCAGGAGGAGCTTCAGCCTCGGCCTCCTCCTGGGCGTCGTCCTCTGTCGCAGCGGCAGTGGCGGGTGCAGCCTCCTTCATGGCCTGACGCAGCTCCTGCCTTTCCTCTAGACTCCCGAACATTTTTATATGAACCGTGTCATCATCCACAGGTCCACAGAAAGGCATCTTCTCTGGAATCAGCTCAATGATCTGGTCGCCCCAATATAAAACCTCTTCCTTGGTGCCCATAGGCGACTGGTCAGCGGCCTGAAGACGATACATGAATGCTGGATCGGCCTTGGAGTCAAAAACTACTATGATGTCTCTGCCCGGAGACTTCACACTTCCGTCCTCAGCGATCTCGTCAAAAATATTGGACATTCGGCCTTTGGCCGCAACGAGTCCAACCAGCCAATTCCACACACTCTTAATAGGCGCTTCCCACAGCCGGACTGAAGGACACTCGCCACCACTCTTTTTGTAGTCGGCATATTCCTTGCGATCCAATACGTTGAATACGCCGAAGCGTTTCACCTTGAACCTCTTAGCAGCTTCCTTATCTGTCATGCGCAACCGCTCGTACTCCGCGCAAGCCAAGCAAGGCTTTCCATAGGTCTCGTGCATGCAGATGAAAGTCTCAGTATCAGCTCTCCCATCAGAAAGTGTGCCGTGGTTCACAAAATGACGTCCATACCTCATATGCCACGAGGCCGAGCTCCCTGCCTTGCGCGACAGCACGCGAATCAGATTCTCCACTCCCGGCTTCTGCTGTTGCGGCTTCCAATAAATCTTCGAACGATCAAAGCCGCCAGAGCGTTTTTCCTCCTGCTGAAGATCACGCAGATCCCTTTCATAATCCGGCTTTTCAAATAGTCCCATTTTTTTGGTTTCTCCTTTTTGTTAGGCTTTGTTCTGAAGAGTTGCGTCGCGATGCTGATGTTCTTGCTTGCGAACAAAAATTTCCGGGTCCATCTGGGCACGAAGATTGCTTGCCAAAGTAATGAGCATGTCCTTACGATGCGCACAAGCTTCTTTCAATCCCCTTAATATCCCGGAATTCTTTTTCCACAGATTAGCGTTTGTGATAGCTTCGATGTACTCTTCGTCAAGATGCAGCCTTTTTTCTACCATGGACTCTGTGACCTTAGCTCCCTCTGATGCTAAGATTTTCCTGTACTTATCATCAAGTTTGCTCTCGGTCAACTCCAGCAGCAACTTTGCATTAGCTAACTCTGATTCAGTCATCTCTTGCAATGTTGCATACCACGCATAGAGGGATGGTTGATTTTTCAAAAACTCGTTGATGCCCTCCTCGCTGATTGCCAGCTCATTCTCCGGATCAATCTCATATGCCCTCCCTTCTCCAAGATTTATTGTAATTTTTTCTAAGTGCATTTTATTCCTCTCTTTACTCCTCAGTTATTCATGCTCGGCGGAACCTTTTCCTGGTCGTCTTCTTCATTGTCGTCAAGATCGTATTCACTTCCCCAATTCACAGTAGCTATTTCGTCGGTACCAGGAGTGAATTTAATGTACGCATATTCTCCGCTCAGGCTCCACACTCTTCCAAAAGTGTCCCACGGAGCTTCATTGATTTTATAGTCGTGGATGATGTAGTTATCAGGATGCTCATCATCCGAAGTACAGAGATGGAACCACACCTCAGGCTTTGACTTAGTTTTGCAAGGCATAATCATTGTGATTTGAAATTCCCTGCCTTCAAAACAAGGCTCGGTTTTCGTACACTTAAGAATCTTCTTGTCTGCTGGAAACTTCAGTCCAAGAGTTTCATTTACACAAACGGCCATAAACTCCAGGATACCTAGAAGTCGTTCCTCAGAGATTTCAAATTTCTTTTCACCCATTTTTATTTCTCAATCGAACGGGAGTTTAAAAGTCAGACACACGATCCTGGGTTCAATATAAGCAGGCCTCGCGTCCTTGCTGTCAGGCCCCTTGAGCAGAACCCACGTTCCCTCAGCCGCTGCGGGGCTGAACAGTCCATTTGGATCGGCTTGTGGAAGCACCGCAGTATCTCGATAAGTGTCCGAAATCGGGCGCATTGGATTCGTGTACTGGGTAGCATAGGGGATGCCAAAGCCAACACTCACGCCGAGGTAGGTCAGCTTCCCTCCGAGAGCCGTGAAGCCATGGACGACCGTGGGATTCATGTTCTCGAGGTAGGTGTAGGTGACAAGACCTTCTTGGTCACGCAACTCTAAAATGTCCTTCAGGATTTTGCGCTCTCGGAAGTTCTTGATGGCGGGCATGCCCGTCTGGGCCGTTGCTTCTTGAAGGAGCTTCTCCTGCATATCACGCTGAATCGCATCGGCCTTCGAACCACCTCCCCAGCACGAGCTGCCATCTGCACCCATGAACAGAGCGCAGAGCAGAGCAGCGATACAAACCATGGATAATTTGTTCTTCACGATAACCTCCTAATATTTGGCTGCCGAACGTTCAGCCCTGAGTTTGTGGACGAAAGACCGTAAATCCGGAGGCATGGATTCCTCCGGGCAGTCTGCGGCCCGATGAAGGATAACGGAGGCCAGCGCCGCCTTGGCCTCTGCATCCTTGGTCTCCGCATATTTAAATTCCATATTCTCGAGCTCCTGAACCATGCCCTGATTGTAGGACTTGGTCTGCTCAAAGACCTGCCGCCGGACCTGCTCATACTTCGGCGCGAAGAACTTGTAGAGGAAGAAGTTGTTCCCCTGCAAGAGCCACGTAGCTCCCAACGCGATCACAATCACCAAAATCACCGCTCCGGCATACTTCATGTATTTTTCTCCTTTTATTCACTCTTATTATACGCTATTTCGAAGATTCCACAAAGATAAATTT